CATTAAAAGTTTCGTTTAGGTCATCAAATTTCTTAGTCATTTTCATGATAATGTCCCATTAAATCCAAAATCGTCTCCCTGCTCAACTAAATCATTATCTTGAGATGTAATTGCTTTTATTTCAGCACCTCTTAAGTGAGATGTTGCTGTTGTTCCATCTTTTCCCCTTTCTACAGTTAATGTATTGCCAGATTTTGACTTTACATATACTTCTTCTCCTTCAATTTCCAAATAAGTCTTAGTTTGTATTGGGGATGCATCGTCAACAGAAATTAGAGTATCTGTTAATCCAATATCGGAAGATAATAAGGTGACAATATCCCCCGTATAATTTTTAATTGCTCTTGGTGTAGATGAATATGAAACATCGCGTAAAGTGCTGCGAGTATCTCCACTTGTATAGTTAATAGTAACTTGCTTGATAATATCTTTCGTTGCAGTGGATACGGGACCAAATAGGTAAGTTTTTGCAGTAAATCTCAAAGTATATAAAAGAACTCTTCTAGAAGTAAAATCTCCCTCATAATCATCTTGCATAGTTATATTTTCCAATACAATTGGAATATCACGTTTTTCTTGGATAGATTCTATCAGCTCTACTGTTATATTATATGACGGTTGAAAATATGGTAATATTTGCTCTACAATTTGAAGTGCATCATCGTTAAGTTTTGACATAATACTAAGTTCAAATTGCATATTATATGGAACTGGCATATATGCCTTTTTTACCTCAGTTCCATCTTCAGGATCTTTGACTGTAAATGTTTGAGTTGTTGAAACTTTTCTTGTAGAATCGTAAGTGAGACCTGTAAACTCAAATGACATTCTTGGTAATGTCATTGCAGTAGATTTATTCAAATCTGGGGATTGTTCTAACCTTGCCAAAAACTTTTGTGTGGGACCATACGCCAAAGGAACCTTTATGACATCAATTACTCCACCCGAAGAATTGGTATGCTTAATGGAAATTTCATTAAATAAAGTTCCGAAAGCAATAACAGTTCTTCTTAAAATTTCGTTATAAAAATACTCAAACATTTTTGATTCCTTTTTTTATTAAATATACATAATAACTTTTATTTATGGAATTCCAAAAGGGTTCTGCTCACTGAAATCGATAATAGAAGAAGCTTCTACTTCTATATCATCATTATCAGCAAAACCATCATTATTCACATCAATATCAACCACTCTTATCTCATAACTTGCATTAGATATTGCCCCAACAACATTTTCTCCACTTACAAATGATCCAGAAACGTTGGAAATTTCTAATACATTGGTAACAGAACTCCACTTTCTTACTCTTGCAGTTGTCCCACTTACACTTCCAGTAACAACTTCATTTACTTGGAAAGTTCCTATTCCAGCACTATATGGTGAAGAAATAGTTATTGTAGGTGGTTCTGTATATCCCAAACCTGCGTTGGTAAACCTAATCTGTGCAATTGTTCCAGCAGAACTTACTACTGCTGTGGCTGCTGCAGACACCGTTGATATTCCGGTGATTGTGACTGTTGGGGGAATTGTATATCCAGAACCACCATTCGTAACTGTTACAATTCCAAGTATACCATTACCTATGGTTGCAGTTGCTGCTGCACCACTTCCCCCACCACCTAGGAATTTTATTCCGGGGGAAATTGTATATCCATATCCTGGATTTACAATTTCTGCTGCTTGGACGGATTTTGCATTTGGTACAACATTTTTATTACAATCAACAATACCACCTATCATTATCGCAGTTGCTACTCCAGTAAACCCTCCTATCGGTGCTGAAGAAATTCCTACTCTTGGAACTGATGTGTATCCTCCACCCCTATTTGTAATAGTAATTAGTCTAATACCACCATCAACGATTGATGCAGTTGCAGTTGCAGTAACTCCAAGACCAACCAAAGTAAGTCTTTGAGTCGAACCTATAAACAAATCGTTACCATCTGCTCCCAATATTGGTTCTAGGGTATCATCGATTTCCTCAATACCTGTATCAATTACTTCATCTTCGTATCTAAACAATTCGCATCTTAGTTCATATACGTAGTTTTTTTGTAATTGGTAAAATGGTTTTTCGTGTTCCACAAATTTTATTTCAAACAACCTATCCCCAAGAGGAAAATAAATTAAATCACCTTCTTTTGGTCTTGATGTTAACTTTATATTTGGTTTTGCTGAAGTTAGTGGGGAAATATATGAATCATATCTTTCCTTTGAAATAATGAGAGTTATTTCATTTGTGGATTGGATTCCAAATTTTGATAAAATAGTTGTGTTATCTCCATATCCTTCATAATTTTCAACATATGCTTCAATTGGATATGCATCAACAAACTTAGATTCAATTACCTCTCTAATTACAGTTTTTTCTGTAATATATTTTCTTGGTAAATAATAGATTTCAACCCCATACATTCTTAGTTGCTCATTAACAAGATCTTGAAGAAGACCTTGTTCACCAGATGAACCTTGGAGAAAAAATGGATTTAGCATGGTTTTACCCGATCATGTCTAATGGTGGAAGTTCATATGTATTAGACATAGTTTCTCTAATCACATCTAATTCTTTTTGTGCATCATCATATAGTTGTCTACCATTAAATTCTATACCACCAGGAAGTTTTACTCCATTAAACTTGATTAAGTTTTGTCCCCATTGCCTTTTTACGAGAGCAGTAAGATATCTTTTTAAGAACGAATCGTTCCATACTCTCGAAAAATCATTTGGATCTAGTGCTCGATAACAATCAATTATCAAATAATCACCAGCAACAACACTGCCCCAATCAATATCTAGATATAATCTATCCATTCTTTGATTGAATCTTATTTGTTTTTGAGTTGTAAGTAAGAAATCGATATCTTCAAGATAAGTCTTTGTCATCGCATAGGTTAAGATTTCTGTCGAACCCCAATAGTAAATATCGTTTAAAAATAACTGATATTTAACACTAAACATATTATTTGTTGTAGTGTTTGTTCCATCAAAATGGTAAATCTTCTGTATACCAATAATAGATGGTGGAACTTGAATGAAATTGCTGTTTTCCTTATAGTTAAAGGTAACATTAGACCCAACGATATTTGCTGTTGCAGATGTACTAGCAATACCTGCAGTTGGATTTGCTCCTCCGGGAGCTCTTCCTCTGTCAATATCATCTTGTGTTATTTGGTATTTTAAATATACTTGTCCAACACCATCAAAATGCCTTTCTTGGAAGTACTGAATTGCATCATCTACCAAATCATCAATTTGCTCATCCGCAACATTAATTTCAAGAACAGGAGCTCCCAATTGCCTCTTACAGTAATCTATTAAATCTTGTCTGCTTGATGGTTGAGCCATTTATCTAACTATTTTCTAAAGGTATTTATCTCAAAGGTATAATTCTATTTTTGTTTATTCAACAACTCTTTGAGTAAAAATTTGATTTCATCGACATCGTTTTTGATGTTAGCAACTTCAGTCTCTATATTATCAACTTTTTGTTGGCTTTCATTTTTCACTTCTCTTCTTTTAATATACTGTTCGTATTCCAAAGTGTTAACGTTGATAATTGAATTTGTTTGCGGATCTCTTGCAAGATCCGCGTTTCCTTCTATTTTATACATTTTTTTAAATCAAGCAAGAGCAATAACTCTCAAGTTTCTCAGTCTTGGGACATGAACTTGACTTGTAGATGTTAGGATTATCTTTATTCTATAAGTTCTAAATGATGGCAATTGATCTGCTGTAAAACTATATTCTCTAAAGTCTGCCATACTCATATCAAAACCTTCAAGTGTTGATTTAGTAACATATGAATCAGAATGACCTGTGTTACTTTGGGTTTCTATTATCTCTCCTCTAGAATTCAGATTCTCCCAACCAGGAAATGGTGTGAAAATTGGTTCAGATCCTGGTTCATATCCAATAGAATAATATGCTCTTATATCCGCACTAGAATTTATGTAAGAATCGACTAGAAGTTTTATTGAGGATGCTGGATTTTCTAGAACTATTTCTTTAGAAATATACTGGCAAGCAGTTGGATCATTTTTAACAGATTTTAACCTAGAATCACTTATATAGTCCTCAACAACATCATTTACTCTATTTGAAGTAAAAATAGTATTTACTCTTTGGGAATCTATAACTGGACTTAATTTGGAATCAGTTGTGTTTAGAAGTATTCTCATATTAAATGATTTATTCCCAACAACATTTGTTAGTTTGTCAACCTCATTTACTCTCGATGCAATCAATCTAGGAG